GTCCCGATAGCAGTACCGAAACAAAAAGTAGTGGATCCGGATTCATTGGTGGAGACGAAAGTCTTGAGGCCAAAAACCTGGAAACACACTTTGTTAAACTGGACCTTGAAACTGTCCAGACAAACAACTGTGTTTGACCGTGATTTAGTGGTGTTTATGCCGGCTGTACGTAAGTACGAGGGCTCTATGACATTGAAGAACCGCCAGACATATCAGGTGTCTAATCTACAAAAGAAATCTGTGACTTGATGAGTGCTCGTGAATATGATCCCTTCTGGGATGCAATGAATGGGCGTTTGTCAAAGTCTACTATCGTGTTGGACACAGTAATGTGGCTGACATGGGCCGGTTTTGAAGACGATTTCGCTTCTGTGGAATCTGTGGCGCGAGTCATGGGTCCGGAAGTGAGCTTGTTTAAGACTATGAAGAATGGTTTGTCCGCTAAATGGGATAAGCTGACCACCGCGAGGATCGTGGCGCCTGTAGTGGGTGTCTCGATAGGAGCGTATCTTCTAAGTCGACTGGTCTCAAAACGCAAAGAACTGTTTAAAGCTTTCTGTATGAATTCAGGTGCCGTTAAATCGTTGCCGGAAATATTAGCGGAGATGAGTGCGAAGCTTCATGCTTCAAAGACTCCTGCGCAATTAACTATAGATAGAATAGACAGTGTAGCGGTCATCATTAGCGCTTTTTGGAATAGCTTCTGGGCTTTACTTACGTATCCTTATACTAAGTTGACTGGAGGTAATATGGAAAAACCGACAATGATGGGATCAATTTTAATTCATGCTATGGGACCTCTTTGGGAAGAGAAATTTAAGGATACTGTGGGTTTTCCTGCGGTGCTTTTCATTGCAATGGTCGAAACGGCCGCTGTTGTCCCGTACTTGATACCAGCCCCCAATGCCCCCTGTGCGGTTACTGCGAAGAAGCAGATGGTGATATCGTTCTTTATGATTAAGATCTTATTGCATTATTTCATCAACAAGCTTCCTTACAACGCAACTTGGCATGCCTTGTGGAATCTCGCCGTGAATATCAAAACTGAGAATCGCGACGGAACCATTGGCTCGTCAATCGCTTTAGTGGCGTCTCTGGGACTTAATTCTGGAGTGCCACCGAAGCGCACAATTGATGGTTTTAAACAAGACCACAAAGATCAAGTTAGTCATCAGGAAGAATACATTCAAGACAATTTACAAGTACAACGTCGAGATGTGTTTTTACCTGCAACGCAAAATGCCCCATATTATGAGGATTGTCCTATAGCACAGCATGCTGTGTTAGAGGAGGAACCTAAGGAAGGGATGTATGTGTTACTTTCGACTACGGCTTGTTTCTTTCGTCCGCACGGACCCTTGCAGTTTTGGCATGCTTACAAGCAGCGAAATTGTGACGAAGTGCCGATGACATTTGTGTGCGAACAAGTAGCTGTTCCCCCACTGCCACATCAGACAGGCGAATGGAAAAAGTGTCTGTTTAAACCATACGGCAAGACTGACTGTCCAATCGGAAGACGATGGAAGAAAGCAAGTCTACTCATGATCCGAGTTTTAGAAACCGCTTCGTATGATTCACCGATACCTCTTGTGTCGGCAGAATGGGCGCGAAAGTTCAATGGAGCGGCGAAGAAACAGAGAGCACGGGATGCTTTGATACAACGAAATGACGGAGATATCTACGTCCGGTCGGGAATTTTCTTGAAAGGAGATGAAGTGTTATTTGGACGTGAGGGAGCGTTGAAGGGTCGAACGGTTAAGTCCTTAGATCCGACGATGCAAGCCTTCACTTACAAAGCTATTGACGCGGTGATCTCTAATTTAAAAAATATCTTTGACGGAAAGTGGGCATTTCCCCTACGAGATTGGCTAGTTACATTTGCCATTGGCTCGGGAAAAACTGGTGATGCTTTGGACAAATGGCATCGCCAGTCGTTGGATTGGGTATCTTATGGTGAGAAGAGAATTGCCTGCATTTTTGCGGGCGACGATTTTTTCGCCTTGGTGCATGAAAAGGATTGTGTCGTTGCCTTTGAGAACGATTTTTCGAAATTCGACCGTACCCAGGGCGTTCATGCCTTGGGGGCCGAGTTGCGAATATTGGTATTTTTAGGAATGGAGTATCGGCAAGCGAAACTGCTCTTTGAGACGCAGTTAGCAAAACCGAGATATCAATCTGATAAGTATCAGATCAAGCAGAGGATGGAAATGGAAGCGCAACGTGCGACGGGCAGTTCTGACACTACAGTTGGAAATACACTTACTAACATGATGAGTGTGCTCTTTGCGCTGCACGCGGAAAACGGAGTAACAAATTTGGTTGAGCGTCAGCTGGATTTGGGGTTTGTATCAAAACTCCAGATTCATCGAGATATCATCCAAGGAACGTTTCTTAAGGGGTGGTGGCTACCGTTGACAACCGAAGGGTTGCAATGGTTGCCGTTGCCTTCGCAAGTCATAAAAATAGGGAAGATCCTCACCAATCCGGAGACGATTTTCCCAGAGCTGTCGTCAGACCAAGCCTGGAGGGCGGCAGCAACATCGATGGCGGCGAGTTACGGGACTATTTCGTTTAATTATCCTTTGTTTGGTACGTTTCTCAAACGTTATGTGGAATTATCTGGGAAAGTTGTGGATTTACAGCAAACCCGGTTGTTGACTGGTCTGGCGTTTCGCACCCGTCGTGAGACGTGCGATCCACCGGACAGACAACATGCAATTGATTATTTCACACAGCGATATGGTTTGAGCGAAGACGATATTCTGGAAATGGAAACCGAGATCTGTTCGGCACCATTTCCGGGTCTCCTCACACATGTCGGATGGGCAGTAATAGCCCGTCGTGATTATGGCTAATCTTTGCC